AAACAACAATAACAACAGCAACAGTGGCGGTAATAATAACAACAATAATAATGAGTAAAAAAATATAACGTGTGAACGGGGGGAAAGAATATGTTAAAAAAGATATTATTGGCATTGATGTTTGTGATTACTGCGATAACCAATGTTACGTATGCCGAAGACGATATGAAAACCGTTGCGTCAAAGGCATATGTTGATACGAAGATAGAAACGAAACAGTTAAAAATCCCCGCGGCGAATCAACCAAATGTTGGTGCGGGTGAAACGGTAATGATGTATACCGCGACCGGTAATGGTCAAATTGGTGAACGTGGCCTGTATTCAGACATCAGCAGTTATGATGCAACCACGGACGGCGATAAACTTATTACCGCATCGGCGTTAAATGCGACATTTACGAATTTACCAACAACCCCAACAACAAAATTGGAATGTGCAAATGAAAGTGATGGTTGCACCCTTTGGACCATCGTCGACCAAACGGCGTATGGAAATGAATTGCCAAGTGGGTATACACGGTTGGAATATATTGAATCCACCGGAACACAGTATATCAGAACCGATATTACCGGTAATGTTGTTATAAAAGCCATTGCCCAACAAACATCTACTACGGGTAGTTCGCAAATCTTATTTGGAACATTGTCCTCAGGTGCTGCTGGATCATATTTTGGCACAGGTGGCACAAGTGTAAACTGGGGGTTAGGCCAAGCTTCGTCAGGAGGTGCATCAACGATACCTGCGGCAACAAAAGCAACAATAGAACTAACTTTTGATAATAGCGGTGGCACAGCAACCATAAACGGCGAAACTGTATATAGACGCAACAGCGTTACCCAAAGTGCCCTTACTATATTTTCAGCACCAACTGGCACATACAAAGGGAGATATAAATTATGGTCTTGTGAAGTATATCAAAACGATGTGTTGGTTCGTGATTTTGTTCCGGCAAAAAATCCATCTAATGTAATCGGTATGTATGATACCGTAAGTGGACAATTCTTTACGAACAGTGGTACAGGCGATTTTGTCGGCCCACCGGCAAATTAAACAAGCCATTTATATTGTTTTTGGTATAGGCCCCACAAAAATGCGCAACATTTTTGTGGGGCGGTTTCGGGTGATATCGCTATTGGTGCGACGTTTTTTTGAAATTTTTTGTTCCCCCGTTTTTTATAGACAGTTGAATTTTTGCGTATTATCATAAACCTATGTTATCTGGATTCAAAATTTTTTCATCTGACCCCGTGTGGCAACAGATTGTCACGGAATTTGGGGCCGCGGTCACGACCGATTCGGTTTTGTGCGATGTGAATATGGATGCGTTGGATTTGAAAACGCCGGTTTCGCCGGCACTGTTGAAATCATCAATTATTGCGGCAACGGACAATACCGCGATTATCGATTCTGTTTTTGGGGAACATGTTTCACTTTCACCCATACAATCACAAATCGTGACATTGCTTTATAAAAGCGGCGGCATGTCCGCGGATGATTTAAAGGTTGCACTTGGCTATGCGCCCGATGCAACAACACACAGTGTGGAAACCACGATATACGAATTGCGCAAACTGTACGGTCATGACTTTATAAAAAACATAAACGGAATTTTCAAACTTGGGCGGATATAAAGTTTTTTCTTTTGATAAAATCCAAAGCACGCAAGATTATGCGTATGATATGATTGCGAACGGCACCGCGCGCGACCATTGTGTTGTCACGGCACTGGCGCAATCCGCGGGACGCGGGCGTTATCGGCGTAAATGGGTGTCGCATCATGGAAATTTGTACGCAAGTTTTATATTCGATTCACCCGAACGCGATCCACGACTTTCGTACGCGGTGGCGGTCGCAATTGCGGAAACACTTATCACATTTGGAATACACCCAACAATAAAATGGCCAAATGATATTTTAATTTCCGGGAAAAAAATATCGGGCGTTCTAATTGAATACGCGGGGCGATTCGTTATTGTCGGAATTGGAATAAATGTTCACACCAATCCAACGGTCGCGGAATATGAAACAACGCGCACCGATAAATATACGCGCGCGGATGTCGCCGAAATTTTTTCCGCACTTACAAAAAATCTTGATAAATGGATGAACGCAAAATTCGATTCGGTGCGCGATGTGTGGATGAAACTTGCCATCGGAATAAATGCGCCGGTTAAATATCGTGGTGAAATTGTGGAACTGATTGGTATAAACGATTCTGGGGCGTTGGTTGTCCGACGGGGGTCGGAATACCTGTGGATTCATGGCGATGAAATAATGATGTGAACACCACGGAAAACCGGCGTCGCAAACAATTGTCTTGACTTTTACATCGTTTTATGATATACTAGCATCATCAACAGGAGAGATTATATCGTTCGCGCTTTTTAAGTGCGGATTTTTTTTATGCCACGCGATACGCGTGGCTTTTTACATGGGGAAAAAGCATGCAAATGGAAATAATAGAGGCGCACGATGAAACAACCACATTGGCATATGCGGTCGCGCGAATAGTTTATGCGGAAACACTTGCAAAATCTTTGCGCGTCGTCGAAGCATTAACATCAATGATTTTTAATGCCGCAAATCACGACATAAAAAATATCAAACGCGTTATATCAAATTCTAAGATTTTCGAATCGCTGCGATCTGAATCAACGCGTCATGAATTTTTGTCTGTGGATGCGTCGCGTCGCGATTTTCAAATGTGCCTGCGCGTGGCGAAAACCATGTTGCACGGAAATTTACCAGACACGTGTTGTCATGCAACAATGTTTCATCGCGCGGAATTTTTGCCGTCTTGGGCGGTTGCGCGTGGATACATTTGCGATATTGATGGAATTTTATTTTACATATAATTTTTACACGGGGGCAACATGAGCAAATTTTTTCGTGGTGGATTCCTTGCGAATCGCCGAACACAAATAATGACCGCATGTGGAATTATGTCTGCGTTGTGCGCATACCTTGTTGGCGATTCGGATCTGTTCGCCACAATCCAGGCATTGATTGCCGTTGGCGGTGTTTATCTGTTGCATAAAACAAATCAACAAAAAGGAAAATGAAATGGAAAAAGTACCAGAAAAATTTTTAAACGAAGATGGAACATTAAACAGTGACGCATTGATAAAATCATACAACGAACTTGAAAAAAAGATTGGTGGAATGATAACGGTGCCCGATGAAAAATCCGATGAATCGGTTAAAAACCGCTTTATGCGCGCGATTGGCGTTCCCGAAAGTCCGGACGAATATCCACATAATGAATTGTTTGATGATGAAAATGTTCGCAAGGAATTTCATAAAATTGGTTTAACAAATTCGCAGGTTGAAAAAATTTATAACATTGCACAAGAATTTTTATCACCAATCATATCTGAAATTTTTGCGACACAACAAGAAGCAGATGCGATATCAAAATTAAAAAATTTTTTTGGTGGTGAAGAAAAAATGCATAATGCATTTGTTGCAATAAAATCATTTGGCGAAAGATTTTTACCCGTTGACGCGTTTAATGAATTATGCTCTACACCCCAAGGAATTCAAGGTGTTTACAAGATGATGCAATCAATGGAACCACATGTGACGGTGGACGGCAACGCACCGGAAAAATTATCTGATTCTGATTTGCGAAATATGATGCGTGATCCAAAATATTGGCGTGATCATGATGCGGAATACATTCGCAAAATTGAAAACGGTTTTAAAAAATTATATTCATAATGTAATTTTTTTTATAAAAATTCACTTTTCTTCTTTACTAATTTTTTTGTTTAATATAAAATAGAACTAAGAACAAAAGAAATTTGTTCTATCCAAAAAAAATAGAAAGGAGAGATGAATGGCATTCACATTCTTGAAAACTGCGGCAAAGAAACCTGCTGCGAAAAAAACTGTTGCGGCTAAAAAGCCTGCGGCAAAGAAACCTGCTGCGAAAAAACCTGCGGCAAAAAAACCGGCCGTAAAGAAAGTTGCGGCGAAAAAACCGGTTGCAAAAAAGACCGTTGCAAAGAAACCAGCGGCGAAAAAAGTTGCTGTGAAAAAAGTTGCGGCGAAAAAACCGGTTGCAAAAAAGACCGTTGCGAAAAAACCTTGCGCAAAAAAATGCGTTAAGAAAAAATAATTTTTCGCTAAATCTATAAAATGCCCGCAAATGCGGGCATTTTTAATTTGTAAAATTTTTCAGTCAGATTTGATCGGTCTGACTGAATTTTTTTACTTGGATAATCCGGTATTCCGGACCCGTTTAATTTTGTTCTTTGGCGCATACGTGCATAACCAGAAAACAATTTTTGGTTCGGTGAATTTTTTCATCATGTATAACGTTTAACAAAAGGAATAATAATGTCTGTTTCCATAGATCAAGTATTTGTGAAACAATTCGAAGCCGATGTCCATTTGGCTTATCAACAGATGGGCACCAAATTGCGTTCAACCGTGCGCAGCAAATCCGGTGTTGTTGGTAAATCTACAACATTTCAAAAAATCGGTAAAGGCACCGCCAGTACAAAATCCCGTCATGGAATTGTGCCGGTTATGAACCTGAATCATGAACCTGTGGAATGCAATTTGCAAGATTACTATGCGGGTGATTGGGTTGATGCGTTGGATGAATTAAAGGTCAATATTGATGAACGCCGTGTCGTTGCGTCCGCGGGTGCGTATGCATTGGGGCGTAAAACTGATGAATTGATTATCAATGCGATGACCGCAACAACCCAGAATTCCGGTGATTATTCGACCGGCCTGACCAAGGCGATTGTTTTGGGTGCATTGGAAAAATTAAATGAAAATGATGTGCCGGATGATGGTCGCCGTTTTGCGGTTGTTGGTGTAAAACAATGGAACGAATTGCTTGCCATTGATGAATTTTCATCTGCGGAATATGTTGGGGATGATTTGCCGTTTATTAACGGTGGCGAAGTCAAAAGATGGCTTGGCATTACATGGTTGATGCACAACGGTTTGCCGTTGTCTTCGTCAACGCATCGCGATTGCTTTATCTATCATGCATCTTGCATTGGTCATGCGTGTGGGCAAGAAGTGAAAACCGATATTTCGTGGCACGGTGAACGTGCGGCGCACTTTATTAGCAACAGTATGTCCCAAGGCGCGGTGCTGATTGACAACAGTGGAATTGTCCGTCTTAAGTGCGGCGAATAACATCAAATAACCAAGAGGAAAAACAATGGCTTTTCAAAACAAAAATTTGTCGGTAATTGCATATGCAAATGGGTTCACGTTGTGGCACTATGTTGAAAGCGCAACATTGGCAACAATCACGGCAAGTGGTTATTTCGATGCGGTGGCAACACTTATGAACAATGGTGATATTGTTATTATCAATGGTTCGGACAAAACATCGATAAAGAAAATCGCGGTTAGTGATGCCGGCGTTGTGACGACCGCCACATTGGACTAAGGTTGATTATTGTTTGCAAAAATATAGGGCCGATTCTTTTCGGCCCTTTTTTCAATTTTTTAGAATAGGGGAAAATAATGCTAACTAAAATAGATTTATGTTCAATGGCGTTGCTGAAATTGGGTGAAAATCCGATTCAATCCTTGTCAGATGATACCGCGGCGGCAAAACTGGGACGAACGCTTGTTGACTTTGTCATAGACACATTATTGGCAATGCATCCGTGGCGGTTTGCGTGTCGCACATATAATATCATACGTAACGAAAACGGAGATTTTATTATACCATCGGATGTGTTAAGGGGTATAAAAACCAACGGTAAAATTATCGGAAATCAAATTATATCCAATACAGATACCTTAAACCTGGTGGCCATAGTTCGTGTGACACCGGATGTTTTCCCAAGTTATTTCGCATCACTTGTCGCGACAAAACTTGCGGTGGAATTTTGTATGCCGCTTATTTCCGATCAAACAGTATTCAGAACATTGGTTGCACTTTATGAAAACGAATTACAAACCGCAAAATTTATAGACAGCACAACATCGGTGAATACGGGGATAGAAAATTTTTCATTGATAGATAGTCGTTTTTAACAAGCCAAAGGAGATTTTAATATGGGAAATTTTATAAAAACCGAGAAATCTTTTACTAATGGTGAAGTTTCAATAAACTTTTTTGAAAACGATGATATCCAAGGCCTTAGGTTTATGGAAAATTTTGATGTGTGTGCGGGTGGTGGCCTTGTGCGGCGACCGGGTCTAAAAAAATCCACACAATTGATTTCTGATGCAAGATTGGTATCTTTTTCATTATCAGAATCCCAAGAATATATTTTGGCAATGATGAACGGACGCATAAGAATTTATGCGAACAATACTTTCGTGCAAGATGTATTAACACCATGGCCAAGTTCCGTGATTCCGAAATTACAATACACGCAACGTTTTGGCACAATGATATTTGTGCATCCAGATTACGCGCCAATGGTTTTATATTACGAAAATGGGATTTTCAAAATTAAAAATTTCACTTTTTCAAAATCGCCGGATACCGGGAATTTGCAAATACCCTTTATGCGATTCGAAGATTCCGAAGATGTCACAATAACCATAACAAATTCGGGTGGCATCACACATTTCATAGCAAGCGAAGATTTTTGGACCCAGAATAATGTTGGTGGGTATTTGTTTGCAATTGGAAAAAGTTGGTTGGTAAATTCGTATGTAAGTGCCACAGATATAACGGTAATATGCAACGGCACATATACAATACCGAATGACCCAATTTCAGATTGGCAAGAAGCCGCGTTTAGTCCACGTCGCGGTTGGCCATCATCGATAACTTTTCACCAAGATAGGTTGGTTTTTGGTGGTGCTAAATCATGGCCGGGTGGAATATGGTTGTCGCATGTTGGTGGACACAGAAATTTTGACCCTGGGACCGGATTGGATGACGAAGCAATATTTTTCACACTGTTGTCAGACCACAGACAGCATGTTTGCACACTGGTCAGCAGTGATAATTTACAGATACTTACATCCGAAGGGGAATGGGCGGTTTCCAATAAACCACTTACCCCAGAATCAGTCGATATAAAAATGCATACATCGATTGGCAGCCCCGCGGACAGATATCTTGCGCCACAACAAATCGAAGGCAAAACTATATTCGTCGCAAAAAATAAAGAAATCCGACAACTGTGTCTTGATAGTTTGGGCGAAAATTACGATGCCAACAATTTATGTGCATTTGCCGAACATTTGATAACGAACCCCGTCGATATTTCTTACAATAAAAACAATAAAAAACTTTTTGTTGTTATGTCTGATGGAAATATGGCGGTATTGAATTATGACACATCGCACGGAATATCTGCTTGGGGGCGATACACAACGGATGGAAAGTTTACATCAACCACAACATACGATGACAAAACATTTGTCGTTGTAAAACGTGGTGACGATTTTTTCCTTGAATATTTTGATGATTCAGAATTCGTTGATGCAGATAGTCACACATACACCGCGACGGCATACGGATTACCACTTTTAACATCGGGACATAATGCAAAATATATCAGAATCACAAAAATAACAGTTCGCGTTTATAATACCAAGACATTATTCATAAACGATGAACGGGTGGTTTTGCCGAACGATGTTTATTCCGATGATTCGGTCGGGTTCAGTGGTGATGCATCTATAAATGTATTGGGAACAAGTGCAGATTTAATTGATGCACCATGGAAAATTTCTACGACAGACAATTTACCATTAAAAATATTGTCGGTGACAATATACGGAAGATATCAAATATAAACGAACAAGAGGTATAAAAATGGGACAAATTATTTCAGATGTTACAGATATTTTGAATTATAAAGAAAATAAAAATGCGGCCGAAAAAAACAAAAAAAAGATTTTATCAGATGTCGTATCGGACGAATCCGAAAAACAAAACATTGTGAAAAAAGTGCTTGCTACGCAACGCGCAAAATACGGCGCATCCGGCATGTCGGCCAATGGAATAACGGAAAAAAATGTTATGCACAGGTTGCAACAGGAAATCGAAACCCCGTATGACAATAAAATAAAAACAAACATGGCAAAATTAAATAGTATCGGCGTAAAAAAGAAAAATATGCTGACATCAATTTTGGAACACCTGGATAAACTGGTTTGAAAACCATGAATCAATACAATGAATTTTTGGATTCTTGGAATCATGTATTGGGATATGAAACGCCGGCGCATCACCGTGATATGATGAATTTTTTAACAAGTGTAATTACCGGCGATTCGCACCGGGGGTTGCTTATGGCATTCCGTCATTCAGGCAAATCAACAATTGTCGGAATTTTTGCCGCGTGTGTATTATATCGGCGACCCGAAACACGGATTTTGATTTTATCCGCGGAAACGCATTTGGCAACAAGGATGGTTATGCATATTCGCAATGTTTTGGAAAATCATCCTTGGTGTGCGGATATGATTCCAAAAAATAAACGCGAATGGGCGGAAAATAAAATAACCATAAACCGCCCCATCGGAATTCGTGAACCATCCGTTGTTTGCCAAGGCGTTTATGGCAACATCACCGGTATGCGTGCGGATTTAATAATATGTGACGATGTCGAAGTTCCAAATACTTGTAATACAATAAAAAAACGGGCCGGTCTGCGCGACAGATTGCGTGAACTGGATTTTATCCTGTCACCAAATGGAACGATGATTTATATTGGAACGCCACACACACTGGATACAATATACCGAATATCTTAGGCCGCATCATGCGACGGCATAGAACTAAGCAACCCGTGTAAACGGTGCAACATCTTTTTGCCTTCATCACCAAACATTGGTAAATACGTTTCATATTCCGGCATGTCTACCTGCAGATTTGCGCGTGCGCGTTCGGTAATGGGTTTGGATAATACATCGTTCGCGTTGTCCCACATACGATAAGCCGTGGCCGCGCGAACAATATCATCAAATTTTCGTAATGCTTCGGGATTGTTGAACAATGCGTTTTTGGATCGCGACACCCAATCATCGCCGAATTTTTTGATAATAGGATTCGCCATAAATTGATTTATGCCATCAAGACTTGGGTTAAACGAATCAATTGCCGAAATCAATTGCTGTAATTCATCATCCGCCATGTCTGATGCATCCGCAGATTCATTCATCATGCCACCATATGGCAACAATTCGCGCGCAATAGAATCCATTGGTGTTGTGCCGTCACGCAAATTTTTAATATGTTGAATCAACATTTTTCCGGTGGGTAAATCTTGCAATTCGTGCAAAATCTCATCGGTTGCTTCGTCAACAAAAACACGATTCACCGCGCCCCATCCACCGACGATAACATGCGCCTGGCGATAAAGATTCAAAAGTTTTTGTGCAATAACACTTGCTCTTGCTTTCATCCCGATTATTCCCCCGCGGTGGTGTCTTATTCGGCCAAAATCATTATAACCTTGTGCATTGTCGGTGCGGAAATTTTTTCATCAGGCGAAACCATTTGACCATAAATCTTGCCCTTGGAATCTTTACGCACAACGGCGATGTTGGCGGTTGTTTTCTCTTCGGCTTTTAATGAACCAAATTCGGCATCAATAAAAACGGCCAAATCGCCCGGCGCAACATTCGCCTTGGTGTCCGCAAAAACATAAGATTTTTCCGGTATAAATCCGCCCGCGCGTTTAGAATTAGGAATGACCGCATATACATTACGACGACCTTCAAGATTTGCCGGTGCCGCAATCATTTTTGATTCAGACCGCGCGAAACTTATAACCTTGGCATCGGGCCGTCCAAACACAGGAATCAATTTACGCCGCGCATTATCATAAAGTTTTGCACCATACAAATGCCCATGCGTTTCGTCAAAATCATTGGACGAATCACCCGGCACCAAAACGGCGCGGACACGTTCTTTGACTTTGTTCATCTGTTTGGTAAGTTCGCCAGATTTATAAAGTTCGGCAATTTTATCAAACAAACTTTCGACCGAATGTGCAAACGATTTTGCCAAAGGTTCGATTTCGTTTTTATAAACCTCGCGCTGGCCAACCTCTATCTTATGATAAACCGAAAGCGTCATGCCCGCATCCTTGGCGGCCTGGGCAATGGTTTTACCAGATTGCTGACGTATCCGGCGCAACCCGGTACCAAATACTTTAAGACCACCGTCTTCGTTATCATTCATACGACGGGTAATTTCACTTTGCCATTTTGACGCAACCTCGTCAGTGTCCTTGATGAAAATGTCAGACAACTTGCACCCCAAGATGTTGCAGATATTTAACAACTGTTTCTGATTAAGACGACGAACGCCCTTTTCAATTTTGGAAACAGCGGACAGCGACAAATTCGAACGCCGCGCCAATTCGGTCATCTTCATGCCCGTGGCAAGACGTATGTTACGGATATTATTTGGAAAAATGATTTCTTCTTGGGCCATATTAAAAACTCCTTGGGTAAATCTTGACAAAATAATAAGCGATTTTTTAAATTATGGCAAGGAAAAAGTGAACACTAACCACTATCATTCAAATTCATCTGGGATTTCATCGATATCAATTGCCATTGGTGTATTGACAGGTTCGGCAACGGACGGTGTGTCGGATGCAAATTCCACACCGCGTCCCGCCATTTCACCAAGGTTGTCGAACAAACTATATTCCGCCAAGAATGCAACGGTGATTGTATCCGTTCGGCCATGACGATTCTTGCCAATGATAATGTCCGCCTTGCCCTTGGCCTTTTCAAGTCGGTTTTGCCATGAATCGACGGATTTTTCACTTGGCGTATTCGAAAGCCGGCGCGATGGGTCACGATTTTGCAGATAGTATTCTTCACGATATGTGAACATAACAATGTCGGCATCTTGTTCAATTGAACCCGATTCACGCAAATCGGCAAGTTGTGGACGTTTATCATCGCGATTTTCCACACTGCGCGACAATTGCGACAGGGCGATAACCGGGACATTAAATTCCTTGGCCATCATTTTAAGGCCGCGCGTGATTTCGGACAATTCTTGAACACGATTGTCGCTGCGTTTCCCGCCCGGCAAAGTCAGCAATTGCAAATAATCGATAACAATAAGTGCGATACCGTTATATTTCCGCGCAAGCCGCCGCACCCGCGTGCGAATCATTGGCAAAGACATGCCCGGTGTGTCATCAATAAACAACGGAATCCGCCCGATTGCATCGGAAAACTGGGCCATTTTAAGGAAATCTTCATCCGTTAGTGAACCTTCGCGCATCGCGGATGATGGAATTCGTGCCTGGGACGACAAAACACGCGCCGCCAATTCAGACGCACCCATTTCAAGACTAAAAAACGCGACCGCGCCCTTATATTGTTCGTTCGCGCGACCGGAATAAATTGCATTCGCGGCATTGAACGCGATATTCATGGCAAGCGTGGTTTTTCCCATACCCGGACGACCCGCGATAATAAGCAGGTTTGATTTATGCAAACCACTTATTGCGCGGTCCAAATCGGTAAGTCCCGTGGTAAGTCCCGAAAGTTTTCCGTCCGCCTTGTATGCGATTTCCGCCTCACTCAGGGCATCTTTTAACGCGTTTGCAATCGGCACGACATCGCGTGACGCATCGCCGGTCATTGCCAAATTGAACAATTTTTGTTCGGCGGATTCAATCTGTGACGACACCGGGTTATCAAGATCTTCGACAAACGCGGCATCGGTGACCGATTGCCCAAAATCGATAAGTTCGCGCCGCACCGCATTTTCATGAACGATTCGACCGTATTGTTCGACATTTACAACGGTTGCGCCGGCACTTGCCAACTGGGTCAAATATTCAACGCCACCAACCGATTCCAATGTCCCTTGCTGGTCCAAATAGTTTTTTGCGGTGATTATATCAAACGGAATTCCGGCGGCAAATTGGCGCAGGGCAAGTTTATAAATTTCTTGGTGCGCGGGGTGCGAAAAATCTTCCGGTCGCAAAAATTCGGAAATTTTTTCAAGTGCGCGATTCTTCATTAAAACCGCGGCAAGAACGGCCTGTTCGGCCTCTAAATTCGTTGGCAAAGTTTTGGGAGTAAAGTCCATGTCAAACATAGTATACGAAAAAAATGTTTTTTCAACGCCTTTTTTATCGGGTTATTCGGAATTGAAAATTCCAATAATTGACAGTGACGGAAACCCGGCGTGGCCGGCGGTTTTCCCAATTGAAAAAATCGATAAAATCCGCAAAACCGTGGGCGAACGACATTTTTCGGCACAAATGATGTTGCAATATATCGCGCCCGATAAAATCCGCCTTGACCCGGGGGGAATAAAATTATATGACGCGGAATTTGATCCGCACGGGTGCCGAATTGACGAAACACCAATAACCAGTGCGACAATATATTGGGATCCGTCGGGTGGGCGGCGAAATTCGGATAACAGTGTTTGCGTGATTATTTATCGTGACGACCGAACGCATCGCGCGTTTATTCACGATATGATTTATTTGGTTGTCCCAGACGAAGTTGAATATCCACTTGCATATCAATGTGAAAAGGTTTTGTCGTTTGTGCGCGCACACCGGCAAAGGACACTTGCACTTGAAACAAACGGAATTGGTGCAGCGTTGCCGGAAATTATGCGTGAAACAATTGCACGCGCGGGCTATGAAATACAAATCCGCCCGATAAGCAACAGCCGCCGCAAAGAAGACCGAATCTTGGACGCAATCGAACCGTTGCTTACGACCGGGCGACTTTACGCGCATCGGCGCATAACGAAAACCCCGTTTATCTCAGAAATGTTGGCATGGACACCAATTGGTGGCGGCGAACATGACGACGGATTGGACGCGGTTGCGGGCGCGATTTTATGTTCGCCCATACCAACACGCCCCATTGGAACAAACGTTCGCCCATTTATCGCGAACACAGAATTCAAACTTTAACCAAAAGGAAGAAAAATGAAATATGACTTACAACAAATGTATTCACGTGCGCTTTCACTGCGCGAACCATGGATTAAACGCTGGGCCGACGCGCGCCGTTACACAATGCCGACAACCGACGAAGAAATCGCAACACTGTTCGATGGAACGGCGGCGGACGCGGCGGATAATTTGGCGGCGTGTATGTATTCATTACTAACCCCGCCGGAATCGTTGTGGTTGAACCTTATTCCGGAATCCGAAGATTCCCCGGATGCGGCAACGGCGACAATGGCATTACGTTCGAACCTAAACGAATCAAATTTTTATACAACGGTGCACCAATGTTATCTTGATTTGGTGACGGCTGGTACGGCGTGCTTGTTTATGTCTGAATCGCCAATCGGCGCGGCAAGTGCGTTTAACTTTACGGCAATCCCGATGACAGACATTGCGATTTTGCCGAACGCAGTATTCCACACAGCAACCATGACCGCCCAAGATGTCGCGCGCCGCTATCCCGAATGGACACCACCGCGCGCAATCCTTGACGCGAT